ATATTAAATACTCTATATATTTCATCCAAAGTGGTGGTCTATCTTGTTCCAATAAAGCCCCTACAGACCACAACAAGGAGTCTTCCGGTAACGATTGATAAATATCTACATATTCAGTCATACCTGTATAAGCTTCCACGCAGTCATTGCGCACGGCTAAAAATGCTGTATAGAGCTTACCAGCATCTTCTACGATGATTTCTAGAACGATAACATATCCCTTTTGAACCATATATTGACGTAATTCTTTTTGTCCATTCTGTGGTTGGAGTACATAGAACTCTAATGGTTCTGGGCCTGCATCTACAATATCCCGCATTAAAAATCCACCCATACCACAACAAATGGCGCCGTTCAACTCGCCCTTTTCTGTCACTTTAAGACCATCGCCTAAACGACAATCTACTTTATCGGCTAGTCCACAAGACTCAACATATGATCTTGCAGACTCTAACGGACCTTTATGTACATCACCGGCAATGACATATTCAGCGCGTTGACGGTTGATGAGCTCTACCGCTAAATAGCCATGATCGGTACCGATATCGGCAATGGCATGAGCCTTTGGTACGATTGAGAATACCGCTTCTAGGCGGTCCATCATAGGTCTAGGTTCCATAACATCCTCTACTATTACTAATTATATATTACTAACTATTCATTCTTAATTCTTAATTCTTAATTATTTATTCTTAATTATTTATTCTTGATTATTTTTTGCTTATTTTATGCTTATTTATTTACATATTTGTTCTCGTTTATTTATTTCTAAACATAATACTATTCAAAAATAAGCTTTGTTAAGTTACAAAAATAAATGATTTACATATAAAAATAACCGCCCTTGAAATCTCAAGGACGGTAGATATCAACATAATGGTGGGCAATTCATACCATAAAGCGAACCGCTTTTTTATAGGTGGTTCGCTTTACCCCATACGTCTTATTCTACCTCGATAACTTTATAGTCGCTCATTCGCACATCATATAGTAATGTGTTGACTGTATCGACTGTTAATTCATTCGGATTAAATACGGCATATTCACCGTCAGCACTCATCAATATTTCAAGACCGCTTTTTACTTTCTCGATGAGTTCTGGCATATCTTCAATCAAGCCACTTTGTGGATCATTTATAATTGTGTCTACGTCCATTGTGTTGGCTGACAAATCAACGATATAAGATAGTGCCTCGTAAGGTGTTTCTACTGTTGCAAGGTGTTTTTTTGCTGGTGCGCATGGGTTGATAATTTCTAACATGATTGTAATCCCCTTTCGTTACTACTATGTCTTATCTTTGATTATATAATATCATATAATCAAACAGAAAGCAAGCATAATTTTATAGATTTTCAAAAATTTTTTTGCGAGCATTTGGAGTGCTGTGTATTCATCGTTATTCGTTTGTATAGCTCTAGGTTTACGACGTCCCTCTTCACCTACTGTAACAGGCGCTCCAGCTCCTTTACGAGCTCCGCCCCATTGGTTTTTATTACTCATAATAGCACCTCTCTAAAATACAATATACTATTTTATTGGCCCCTATTATAGGGGCCATATCTTATTATTTATCAGCCGCTGCATTCATGATATTTGAGTACATCTCAGTTAAATCATCAAGTAACGGATTTGACTCAAAACCGCCAAGATTTTGATAATTAAACGCTGCTTTCATGTTAGCCACAAAATCAAGCTTATCAAATTCATCTCGATATGCTCGATATTGTGCAGCTGCTGAATGAGCTGCGCTTAATGCTCCGTCAAACATGAGTTTCAAGAAATCCTTTTGATTATTTTGTAATGTTGCTGTGAAATCTTCTGTCATTAAAATTTTCATGGTGTGTGATGTCCTTTCGTTTTATCATTCAGTAAGTGTAATTCCCTTACCTTTGATTATATGATAACATATAATCAAATAGAATGCAAGTACTTTTTTAAATTTTTGCAAAAAAATAAATGCCTACTACATTAAATGTATATATTTAGTGTAGTAGGCCTATTTTATTTAACAATTATCAAAAATCAAAGCTATATGTCCACCCTCATATAGTAGGGAGATAATCGGATCACCTCGATTTCATCGAATGGCACCAGCTGCGCCAATAAGAAAACCAATCACACCACCAGCGGCCCATGTATCACGTTGACGCCGTAAGCGTTGCTCAGTTCTCCTATTGTTCTTGATTTCGTTCCTCAATTCGTCTAATGAGGTCGAGGCTAGAGTTAATCTCTCCTCTTGCTCTGTTATTTTGCTCGAGGCTTTCTCTAACTCTTGCCCCTGTTTCTCGTTGATTGCTTTCAATTCGCTCAATGCTTGCGCTCTCTCTCTGTTGATAGCCTTCAATTCTGTTAATTCGCTCTCCTGCGTCATGGTTAAGCTGTCGGCTTGTTCCAATGATTTTGTTGAGTTCTCGATTGAGGCGTCGGCTTTCATCAAGTGCCCTTTGAGTCTGTTCCAATCGCTCAATGGCACGGTGATAGTTGGCTCTGGCTGTGAAGTAGCCTCTTGCGAGGCTGCTAACGCCATAGAGGAAAAGCACACAAACAGCACCAACAATAAGGCGCTTAATAGTAACCTTAGATTTAAGCGTTTCGAGGTATATTTTAATTTTCTCATACATGGATAACCCCCTATTTAGTCCATATCACTCCAGCGAGCCTCATATCCTCGCACGTCAACGTGAACGAAGTCTTGATAGTAATATTTACCTATGCCGTCGGCGCCGCATTCCTCGGCGATTTGAGCGAGGTAGTCAACATCTATTCCGTCATAGGTGATGTCCGCCGCTACACCTTGTGTATGATAGGAATTAGGAACGCCACCAACCTCGGCATTATGCTCTGGGCAGCGATAGCCACTATTAACGGTAATAGGAACGCCCAAGCGTTCACGAATTTTGTCTAATACGTCTACAAGTCGCTTGTCGATGATATGATCCAGCACATTATGGCCGTTTTCATCAACCGCATGACGTTCACAATGACAAGCAAATTCGTAATCGTCGAAATATTCGCCAATTTTCATAGTTTTTACCCCCAATTATAAAAGGCTGCACCCTTTACGAATGCAGCCAATGACTAATTATTTTTTTAGAATCATATCAATTTTATTGTGTACTATATCCAATAGCCCTGTTACTGTGCTGTTGCCGCCGTCTCTCATATTCTCGAGTATGCTCAAAAACTCAACAGAGCCAAGATATAGCCATACCAGATTTACCGCAAAAGCATATTGTCCAGCCATGAAGTCAAAGCACCATGCTGCAGCAGTTGCTAGGCAGTATGTGAGCACCTTTGTAACAAAAGGCTTTCGCATATGCTTAGAACTGATTAAGCCCTTACCCCAAGCGGCAGGAATGGCTAAATATTTGTCGGAGCCGCTTATGTTATCTGGGCTTGCCCCTAAGTCTAGTAACATTTGATAGCTAATAGAGGCCCATTTAGTGATAAGGTCTAGGAACACCAGTATAATGAATATCCCTAGCACTTGCACGTGTTTAAGCCCTAGCATATATATGCCGACCTCTGCTATTACTGCGAGTAAGGCTTTCATGGCAAATGACTCTGTAAGAGTTCGCCATGCTTCGCTCATGAAATTTGTTAATTCTTGCATTTATTCCCCTTGCATTGAAATTAACCTAATTTATTGATTGTATCGGTGCTGAATACATACTCATATCTAGCGCCTTGCTGCATATCAACCAACTCAGAGCCATTGAATTGAATTTTTTTATTAGCTACACCTGTGAACTTAATAGAGGTTGCCTCGCCTGTTTTATTTGGCGACATAGGATCCTCGGAGACAGTAATTACTTGTCCACGACGAACCTTAACAATGGTATTGTTGCCGCTATTAACTAAATCTATTAAATTTTTGCACACTTCTGGAAAGTTGCCGCCTTTAGGTGGGTTGTCTGGTAATTGTGTTAAATCAAGTTCTACAAATTCAACTTTTTTATATTCACAAATTCTTTCGGTCATGTCTTTGAACATATCCTCTAAATTGAACTTGTTAGTTGATTCTAAAGTAGTCGGAATAACTTTAACGCCCTTTTCGTAAACTTTTCCGATGCCTGCGACAGTAACGCCACCCATGTTAGAAGTTAATTGAGTGTCTTTTGTGAAAGTTCCGAAGTCTGGGCCTTCATTTACATTATTAAGTGTAATAACGGAAGTGCTAACAATTTCATCAAGCAAGTTGAAATAATCAGCCTTGATATTTCCTGTTGCACCTTGAGGAATTAATACTTTCAATGTGCTAGTTTCAAACTCTACCTTTTCGCCGTCGTTAATTGCCACTTTAAAATGAGGCTCACCTGTGAATTTAATAAATGCTTGACCAGCGGCAGGCTGTGTATATGTAAGAGGTTTAGGTGTAACTGTGATTGTGTCGCCCATTAATTCAACGAGTTTAGTCAATATAGTATCAAGCTGAGCGTTTGGAAGATAAATATTCTTACGTTTTAACGCTGTAAATGCATTATTTACCTCTACTTTAGCTTTAAGGGAGTCTAGCCATTCTTGACGAGAGCCCTTAAAGCCCTCTAATTGTGCGATGTCGTAAGCACTTAAACCGTCAGCCCCATTGCGGCCGTCTGTTCCGTCAACGCCTTTTAAGCCTGGAATGTTAATATTCATATTGATAGGTTTTTCGCTAAGTTCGATTAATAGTTTTTGTAATTCGTTTGGCATAAGTTGCCTCCTGATGATTAATGCATTGATACATCATGAATGAAGTTAATTTCACCCATGATCATTTTAAAAGTATTGTCGCCTACAACAAGAAACACATCATAATTGCCCTTAGTGTAGGTCTTATTAATTGTCAAGGTCTGAGCACTTGGAATAGTAACGTATACAGTCTTATCCTGTATCTTTGTTTCTGCCTTACATAGCAGCTTACCTTGAATACTGCGAACTTTGCATATTGCATGCCCTGCCGATATATCCATATCAGTAGTTAGTGTATATGCTCGCCGCCAGTCAGCCCCTATATGCAAAGTTTCGTTTTCTTTGCGTATAAAGTCCATATATACCCCCTTTACCAGAATGAAATTACGAGTAAGTCAGCCTCTCCGTAATAGCCAAATTTACCAGAATTGTAAAAGAAATAGAAATAGCCCTCTTTAGTTACGCCGCAGCCTCTATACCAGCGGCCGTCATTACTTTGACTAGCTCCATTATTCTTCGCATATCCTCGGCCGAATGAGAATGTTCCGCCTGCTGGTGCGTCGCCATTTGGAAAGAATACACGATTTTGCAACGGCTCGCCGTGTAGCCAATATCCGCCCTCGAGGTCGTCTATTCTGCCACCGCCTGGCTTGCCATTCCAGTACATTGAATAGCGATTATTGAAGTCATGAACCCTGTTCATATCATCATCATTGAAATAACGTCCAGTGATTTTATAGGCAAAATCTGTAAATAATCTAACATTCGTTAAATAGTACAAACATCGATCATAACTATAACCTGCTGGCAAGTTGATTTTTTGGCCGCTCACTACATGTAAGCTCATAAAGTTCGTATTTTTTAACGGCACGCCATTAGCATATACGCTGTTAGCGTCAATTCTAGAACCAGTAATATTGGCGCCTAGGATATTGCCATTTTCGTCAACGCTGAACGTATTCGAGGTATTTTTGATTACGGTACCAGTAATGGTGCCGCCTCGGAAATCTCCTA